ACAAACAATCAACACAGGTCTTTCTGCGAATGACAGAACAGGAGATACGTTACGTACTACTGGTATAAAGATCAATGCCAACTTCACAGAACTATACAATGTTTTAGGTGGATCTAATATAGGTGTAGGCACATCACAACTTACAGACAGTGGATTAGATATTTTAGGCACATCAGCACGTACTAAATTGGGCGCTGTTGGTGGTAACGTTGAAGTTAATATCGACTTGCCAGATTCATCAGGAACAGTTTTAGTAGATACTGCCATTCAGACTATGAGTAATAAAACTCTGGATAGTGCTCAACTAAACAACCCATCACTACTTAACATGAGTATGTTTGATGATAACTCAAGTCATAAATACTCTATTGTTGCAGGTTCTTTAACTGCTAATCATAATCTTAATATACCTAGTTTAACAGATAGCGATACTCTTGTTTTAAATAACAACTCAGCAACTATTACAAATAAAACTATAAGTTCACCTGTTGTACAAAGACCTAGAGTTCATGAATATTTAGCAGACTCTCTTGGAAATGCTGTACTATCTTTTACAGATACCTTTAGTCCTAGCAGAAACAATGTTAAAGTATCTGATCAGGCAGCAGGTACAGCACCTATTATCGAAGTAATAGGATCTGATACAAATATAAATCTAGACTTGGTTTCAAAAGGAACTGGATCTGTAAGACTAAGCAAAGCTGCTATGAGCTATATAACTGCAGCTAATAGTGCTGCAGCGGATACTAGTGTAGGGTTCGTATCGTTGACAGGATCTTCTTCAGGTACAGTTACACTAGCAGATGGTACAGTTAACGGCGAAATAAAAATATTTGCAAGACGTGGCGGTGGATCTGGAACAGTAACATTAACACCTGCCACCTTTGCACAAGGAACTAGTATAGAATTTGATCCACTAGATACAGTACAACTTATTTGGGATGGTTCCAATGGTTGGAATATTATCGGTGGTTATGGATACGCAGTCGTATAGGAAATAGACAATGCCAGCAATTATTACAGATAGATTAAAAAGACAGTTTGCACAGCAAATCTTTGATGAGAACCAAGGCACAACTCCTGGTGATTCTGACAACTATTTCTACATTGGTGTAGGACACTCTCAGATTTGGCAAACAGACGCTTCTACTGATGTTACAGAAAATCCAAGTAACACTGAAAGAGATCGGCGCTTGTTTAGATATAATCTTCAATCAGTGAAAGCTGTTGAAGCGTTTTCATTTGTTGTTCCATTAACTGATTGGACCACTAATACAGTTTATCCTGCTTTTAATGATAATATTGTAGGTCAACCAACTCCTGCATACTATGTAAGAACTGCTGATAATAACGTATATGTGTGTATTCGTCAAGGTAAAAATAGCTTTGGTTCGGCTGTTGTATCACAGTTTGTTCCTGATCATACTAACACGTCTCTGCCAGTGGAAACCGATGGATATATTTGGAAGTATTTGTACACTATCACAACTGCAGATGCAAACAGATTTTTAACTTCGAACTTTATGCCAGTTAAGTTTGTGGATTCAGCAGAACCAACAGATCCTGAAGCGCCTCAACTTGCTGTGCAGAATGCTGCAATCGATGGTCAGATTATTGGATATAGAGTAGAACCAAACACGGGTGTATACTCTGCTGCACCTACTCTTACAGTTGTTGGCGATGGTAGTGGTGCTAAAGCACATGGAGTACTTGATGCTACAGGTAAACTAGCAGCAGTTCAAGTTGGGGATAGTGATACTGTGGGTACAGGCGCAGGACCAGGAGCTTTTGTTTCCATTGGATCTGTCTTGGGGTCAAGTTATAATAGAGCTTCCGTTAGAGTAGATCAGACCAACTTAACTTCAGGTATCAATGCAGAAGTGTACCCTGTATTCTCACCAAAGGGTGGACTAGGAGCAGATGCAAGAACGGATTTAAGATCTACTAACATGATGTTCAATATCAAACCTGAAGGTAATGTTAATGATAAGTGGGTTGTAGATAATGAATATCGTCAAGTAGGTCTTCTAAAAAATCTTTTAGACTCTGCAGCAGGAACTAAGTTTCAGCTTACTGAAGGTCTTGCTCTTAAGCAACTTGTATTGACAGCACCTATTACAGGTGGATTATCATGGGCAGATGATGTTACAGTAAGTGGCGACAGTAATGCTCAAGCGTGGATTGATTTCTTTGACGACTCAGCAACTATATGGTATCATCAGGATGAAGAAACTGGTTTCACGCCGTTTAGAACTGGCGAGACAATAACAATCTCAGGTAAAACAGGATCATTTACTATTGGTGATAGAGTTGTACCAGATATAGATGTATTCTCAGGTGAGTTGTTGTTCCTAAATAATCAGGCAAAGATTGCCAGAGACGCTGATCAAACTGAAGATATTAAAATCGTTATTAAACTTTAAGGGTAAACCATGGCTACTAATCTCACTAGTACAACATTTTTAAGCGAATACAATGATGATTTCAGAGATAGTGATCATTATCATCGTGTTCTGTTTAATAACGGAAGAGCACTACAGGCACGTGAACTAACACAGTCTCAGTCTATTATCCAACAAGAACTGAGTAGACTTTCTAAGTTCATTGTTAATGAAGGTGCTATTTTCAATAATAGTGGTAACTTAGCCTCTGGTGTTAATGCATTCTCATATACTTATCTTAAGGTTAACTCTTTACCTGTTGGCTATGCTCAACTAAAAGGCACTGAGATAAATGATGGAGATCTATTTGCAATAGTAAAGGAAGTTCTTCCTGCTGAAGGTAGTGATCCTGATACCATATTTGTAAAAATGACAAAAGGTCAATCTGGTGGAGCCTCTACAGCAACTAATACTACCGTGTCTAAACCTTTTGTTGCAGGTACAACCCTTACTACAAGTTTAGGTAATATTACTATTCAGTCTGTCAACGATGCTGTTGGGAAAGCATCTATTGCTGAAGTTCCTCAGTTTGACACGTTTGCCGCCAATCACCTAGTTATGGTTGAGTCTCAGACATTAGTTCTTTCAAAATATTCTCCTGATTTCACAGGAGTTATAGGATTTAAAGTGACTGAAGATATTGTCACTACTGCAGATAATATTGCACTTTTTGATAACTCAGGAAGTACTCCTAACTTAACATCTCCTGGTGCAGATCGTCTTAGAATTGTTTTAACTTTGACAACGAAAGATACCATTGCTGCCAGTGATACATTTTATGAAGTCTATAGAGTTCGTAACGGACAAGTTTCTCTTGTAAAAACACCTGATAAAATCCTATCTAAGATAGGAAATCTTATTGACGCAAGAACCTTTTCTCAAACAGGTAACTTTATTGAACAAAGTTCTTCAGGTGAGTTTGACTTAACTATAGAAAAAGATAGTGACGATGACTTCTTAAGTTTTAAAGTATCAGGCGGTACTGCATTTGTTAACGGATCACGTGTTGAAAGAGATTTCAATTTACCCATTCGTGTAGCAAAACCTAGAAGTCTTACTTCAGATCTTAAAGTAAAGACTACCGAAAAGGTTGGCGCTAATATTGGTAACTATGTTGTTGCAGATAGTGCTTATGGATTGGTTGGATATATTGAAGATGTCACTGAAGTAAACCTTTATACTGCTGTAGATAGAGGTGGTAGTAATATTGGTACTGCACGTGTAAGAGGCTTATATACAGCACAGTCTGATTATCGTATTCATTTATTTGATATACAGTTGACAAATCCTTCTGCTAACGGTATTGGTGATATTAGAAGTATTGGTGTTAATGCTACTAACTATGCTAACTTAAAAGCTATTCAGAATAGATATGATGTTTATAATAAAGAAGAAAATAATCTTTTATTTAGACTTCCTAATTCCAGAGTTCAAGAAGTATCATCTGTGACAGCAGTTATTGGTACTGTATATACAACAAACAAAACAGCATCAACTGTGGTAATCAACGCAGGTTCTGATACTTTCACAGAAACTGATGATTGGATTTATCAGGTAGACGGTGATGGAGAGTTGACTACTCCAACTGTGGTATTAAGTGGAGGCAATACACAAGCAACAATCTCTGGACCTGATAATGGTACAGGGCATGTGATTGCATATCAGAATAAAACTCTTGTTCGTAAGAATAAATCTCTGAAGCCTAGTACGGCTGCAAATGATTGGGAATCTGAAACTATTGCCTTAAGTAGTGGCGTGTTTACTCTTGCCAAAGCTGACATTTTTAGATTTTATAAAATCACTGATGCAACAACAAATGAGGATATTACTTACAAGTTTGTTTTAGATAATGGTCAGAGAGATAACTTTTATGGCCCAGGAAAAGGAACTTTAAAATCAGGAGTTGCTGTACCTGCAGGTAATGTAACAGTACAATACAAATATTTTGAGCATAGCACACCTTCAGGAACAGGATATTTTGCAGGTGCTGCATCGTATGGTGATGTTACCTTTAGCGAAATTCCAAAATATACTACAACATTGAATGAAACTATTCACTTAGCAGATGTGATTGATATGAGACCTTTGCAAAATCCTGCAAATGAAACCTTCTCTGGTGGTATCGCACGTATTGAGGATCTTCCTAAAAATCAATCAACGCTTTCAGTAGGAACTGCGAAGTACTGGTTGCCACGAAATGACGTACTGACATTAACTTCTTCGGGAACGTTAGGTTATCATCAGGGTGCTTCTTCATATGAAATGGAAATGCCTACAGGAATACCTAGAAAAGACATGGCTCTTTATAATATTTCGTTAAATCCATTTACGTTCAATGAAGAAGATTTAAATGTAACACGATATGACAATCGTGGATTTAAGATGGAAGACTTACGTGATCTAGAGAACAGAATTTCTAATGTTGAAAGAATATCAACACTTACTTTATTAGAAGCACAGCTTGCTAGTTTAGAAGTGTATGATCCTAATGACGCCACATTCATTAGACAGACTGAAGGTATCACAGGAGATAATTTTGACGCTGTGTTACAATCAGATTGGTCTAATGATGATTATAGAGCAACATTACAAAACGATGCACAACAACTTCTTCCATTATATTTTAATAAATCTATCGGATTAACGTATGATTCTGATTTATCTCTAAACACTTGTGTGATAAAAGGTAATAATATTTGGCCTACATATACTGAAGTTGTTGCAGACTTTGGACAAGAAGAGGCTACAGGAGTAGTACCAGTTAATCAGTTCGATATTCCTCAAAGTATTGGTTCTGCAGAACTAACACCTGATGGAGATTATTGGACTAATAAACGTGTTGTTGATAAATCATATTCATCACAATCTAACTCATCGTTGTTGCCTGATGGTACAACCGAAATAAGTTCTCAAGGTACTATTACAATAAGTACTGGCGCAGCATATTAGAAAATAAGGTAAAGAAATGCCATATAGACAGGTAAAAAGATCAGGTACTAGAAACGTTACAAAATCGAGAGATATTGTAAAACAGGATAGGCTTGGATATACTGAAATAGAGATACATAGACCCAAAATATTCTTTTTTGAGTTTCAAGGCATGCGTCCAAATATACCTCATTGGATATTTTATGGCAACAAACAAGTGACTAGATATTGCAACACTTCGTACAGTCTATCTGATTATACTGATGCTGCTAGAACTTCTTCAATCAAAGAACCAGGAGACTCCTATGTTACCGCAACAGGGTTCCCTGCTGATTTAGGTGGTGCAACGAATGGTGGTGGAGATAATGCTTTAACTAGCTCTGCAGATGGTTCCATAAAAGGATTCTTTTATCTTCAATCTAATGCAGATTTAAACTGGCCTACTAACACTGACGGTACAAACTTTTCGGCATTAGATGTTTCTGTGCTAAACAGGAATGAAGCACTATCATATGCTGCAGCAAAGTTTTATTCTCAAGGTCAGTATGAGGATTGGTACGAGTATACTACAACTGAAGAAGTTCAGGTGAGTGAAAATTATTCGTATTTTGAAAGTGTTTACTACGCTGATAATGATGGTGGTGGGAGTTCATCCAATGACAATAGTAGTAGTTGGACATCTTTACAAGTTGCCTCTAGAACTGTATGGAAGCCAAAAGCATCAACACTTGCGGCTACAGTATCTGCCATGACTACTTCAAACAGTTTCAAAGGCAGTTTTGATGCAGATGGTTGGGGAGAATAGATTATGACAGGTATTTTACAACTAACAGAGCAAAAATCTCCCACAGCACAAACCTTTGTCGTTGACGAAGCAAGCGTGTTGACGGGTATCGGAATATTCTTTCATTCTGCAGATCCCAATCTTCCTATAACCTTAGAGCTTAGACCAACAACTGAAGGTGGACAACCTTCAGCTAAGAGATATGTCCCGGGAAGTAGAGTAGTAGCAACTGCTGCACAGATTGGGGCCAAGGCAGCAACTGCATTTTCGGCTGCAACAGAATATAAGTTTCAGTTTACCTCTCCAATATATGTTCCTAGAAATACTTTATTAGCAGTCTGTATATACAGTTCTGCCACAGGAGATTCTTATAAAGTATATTTCGGTGAAAATGGAGAGTTCTTATTTGGAACCACAACTGCTAGATATAACTCAGGTGTTAATGTTTCAAGAGGCTCTTTGTATGCATCATCTAACGGAACCACGTGGGAAGGCGATAACTCAAAGGATTTAACATTTAAAGTTTATAAAGCACAGTTCGATACGACAACAACTGCTACAGCAAAACTTCAAGTGAATGTTCCTGGTAAGAAAAAACTTACAGAAAGTTTAATTCAAAATCAACTTGCTGATTATGTTTATGATCCCCTGAGGTTTACAGCAGGAGATTCTGATCTTTCAGTTCTTCATCCTGCACATGGATTTAGAGTAGGTGATGTTGTTACTCTGAGTACAGATGCTACAGGGTTTGATTCATCTTCAACAGTAAATGGAGTTAAGGGTAGTAGTATTCTTGGACAAAGAACTATTACTGCAGCAGATCCTTTTGGATATACATTCAAAATGGATTCAGGTAATGCAACATCCTCTATTAGAGCGGGTGGTACAGGAGTGTATGCTACAGAGCAAAATGAAATAGATGAGTTTATGCTTAATGTGCAATACTCATCACCTGTCGGTACTGCCATAAACGCTACTGGTAACTTTACAACAATAGGCGATTGGCAAGACGCAGACACAGGATATGATGCTCTTACAAATCAAAGAGCTAGTTTACAAAATCCTACATTGCTTACTGAACCTGCTGTTATTGCTGCAAGAGCACAAGAGGTTGGAAAACTTAGTGGAAATGCCTCAACAGTAATGACCGTTAATATGAATACAAATGATCCTAATGTAGCACCTTACTTTAATGTTAATAATACTAGACTAGAAACACTTTCTTATTTTATTGATCATCAGCAAGATAGTGCATTGGCGGGTGGCACTAGAACAGATAGAAACTATATCACAACTGTTCCGTATGTTCCTGAAACTGCAGCTAATGGTGGAACAAACGCAAGTAAGCATATTAGTATTCCATACACACTTTCTAACTCATCAACTTCTATTGTGGCTTTAGTTGATGCAGTTAGACCTATAGGTG